CGGCGGTCGACCACAAGAAGGTTCCGGTCGTGTCGGACAAGATCGTCAAGTACACCACGACCTTGGGGGAGGCGCTCCAGAAAGATCCGCTCGCCCGGTTCCACATGGTTATGGTCAAGCAGGGACCTGAAACTTCCGACATCGTGGCGGACGGGGTCGAGGGTGCCCACGAGGTCTTGCAACAGCTCGTCCAGAAATTTGGCCTCACCGACGTGATCGAAGCCCAGAAGTCCCTCAACCCGAACTCCGGGTTCGTCACGATCCCGACCTGGGCGCTCAACCACAACATCGTGACGACCGGGACCGCCTACGAGGTGGCCAGCCAGATCCAGCCGGTCGGTGAGGACAACTTCGCGACAATGCCGCCCCACATCCCCCACGTCATCCAACCGAACACCAGTGAGGCGACGATAAAATCGATCCTCGCCGACGTACCTGTCGGTACCTCGATCTTGACCTCCGACGGGGTCTTTGCGGTCAAGCAGGCGTCCGGTTGGATCAACGTTGAGACCGGGGCGTCGGTGTCCAAGGGGCTGCCCAGCATTTTGCTGGGGGTCCGGTCCACCGTGATTCCACCGGGCACCGTGATCCCGAAGTTCGTGGCGCCCAAATACACCGTGAAGGTTGAATGGAAGGCGGCCAAGACGTTGGTCGCGAAACAAAAGCTCGCCCGCCAGGTAGCCGAGTGGGCCAAGCAACACCCACCGGTCTCAGACGCCAACGAGTTGAGGGCGCTCGCGTTCCTCCAGAAAGCAGCACCCGCCGGCATGGAGTTCTGGGTCAGGCAGGCGCCACCGGGCGGGATCGTGATTGGGTCGGATCATCCAGAGTTCGAGAAATTCTGGAAGTCGCTCAAGCTGACCAGCGAGTCGGTCGATACCCCGCTGGGCCCGATGCGGAAGTTCCCGCAACCAGAACTATTCTTGATCCCGGGGGCCGGCACGATCGTGGGGCCCGATGACCTCAACTACCCGACCGGCACGACCTTCACCCAGACGGTCAAGACCGAGACCGCCAAGGACCTGATCTCGGCGGAGCCTGGGTTCTACAAGTGGAGCGACCACAAAACCAACCCTGACCTCCAGGTCCTCAAGGTCAAAGGCGCGGGTACCGAGCAAATAGAAGTGGCCAAGAAGATCGCCGAGAAACATGGGATCACGATCCCGGAGCCCAAGCCGGGCGGCTCCAATGTGATCGCAGAGTTCAAAAAGGCCGACCTGGAGAAGATCGCGAAGTCGACCCCGATCGTGGTTCCCGAGATTCCGCCCAGCCCGCCTGCATTTCGGCCCAAGGCGTTGCCGGTAGGGTCCGCGGTCCTCGGCGACTATGCGGCGGTGAATCGAGCGGATCTCGCGGCCGTTTCGTCCTTGGTGATGGGGCGGGCAGGCCACGCGATCAGGATCGGGCGTCATGGGTTGTTTCGGGATGGCCAGTTATTCTGTCGGCGAGTCAAAGCCGCAGACGGCAAGGTCTGGGTGGAGTTCATCGGGACCTTGGAAGATCCAGACATCAAACCGAAAGAGGGGATGAAGCTCGGGACCCAAAAGATCCTGAGTACCGCGTCGGTCGAAGTCTCAGGCTACAGCCACAAACAACAGGCCTACGACGCCGCGACCGATACCCAGCTCGAAACCACCCACCACGCCAACAGTTACCCTGCCCATATGGGCGAGACCTCGGGGGGCTCTCGGGTATCGGTAATCAAGCAATCCTCGGCCTCGATGGCCCACGGGACCTTTACGGTCCGGGTCCCGGAGGACGCGGACCATGAAAAAGAATTGGCCACCGCGTTCGACATGATGGGGTTGAACGTCGAGGCCGCGATGGCGGAGCCGGCGGTCGACGATGTCCGGAAGACCACCAAGCTGATGATGCTGCGGGCCATGATGGGGCCCCATGGTCAGCTCTCGATCGGGGCTGAAGAGCTGAGCGACGAAAAGTGGCTCGATCAGGCGCTCGCCAAGTACAAGGTACCGCCCGAGCGGGTCGCATCGGCGGAGTGGCGGTGGGTTGGGCCGGGCCGCCAAGCCCCCGTCATCAACGACACCGGGGAGTATACAGATCGTGGCGTGAAATTCGTGTACTCGGGGGTCAGTGGCCTGGGGTCGGCGGTGGCGAGGTTCAGCGAGGGCCACATGGCGTCGAACAGACGCAAGATCGGCAACGGGGTCGTCGGGAACTCTGCGTCGTTCAACGCAGACGAGGGTAGGGGCGGGAGCGGTATTGTGTTTGGGCGCCTCGGCAACGGCAAGAACTCGACTTCCAGTTGGGGGTACAAGTGCGGGGGCCCCAAGATCATTTTCCACCCCAGGATTTTGAACCGATTGGATTGGTACGCGCACTCCAACGATATGTACGGGTCGACACAGTCTGGAACTGCGAGCCGTTACGATGCCTATGGGTTTGCGTCGTCGGACGCGGAGATCGGGTTCTTCGATGTCGTGAGCACGAAGGACGCGGCCGGACTGTTGGTCGGGAGCGAAGCCGATAAGGTCGCGTTCCTAGCCCTTGCCAAGAAGGAAGGGCTGGGCGACACCATCAACGGGATCCCGATCGAGCAATTCGTCACGGTCTACAGTGGCACCAATCGCAACGAGGTGGCCGCCAAGACCATTGGGCTCAAAGAGGGCGTGTTGCCGTGAAATACGACGTACCCTACGAGGTAGTGGATTCCAGACAAGTCGATCCGATCAAGCGGATCGGACCGGTCGCCAAGATCGTGACGAACCCCGGGGTCGTGGAGGTCGTTGGGTTGTCCGGCCCTGGCCTCGTGGTCGACGACTCGATCGGGTTCGACGACGATCCCGCCGCCGGTCTCGTGGTCTTGATGACCCCAGAAGGTCGGGTGGCCCTGACGGTCCTGACCCTCCAGGTCTACCGATCAAGCGTCTTGCCGTTCGTCCGGGAGTACGTTCCAGACTTTCAGGACGAGCGCGAGATGCAACAGTATTTCATGACGGTCCTGGGGGAGTAGCATGAGGGAACGGCTCGTCGCGTCGGTCAGCAAGCTGCTAAGGAAAGGTGGCCCCTACGTGGGGCCCCGTGGCGGCCTCTGGGCCGACCCGCTCCACACCCAGCACTGGACCCCGGTTACCGCGCAACCCCACGACTTCGGCCACGTTGATGCCGGCGAGGTCGACAAGCGGGCCCAGGACCTCACTCGCCTTTCGTTCGAGGAGTTGACCGCGCTCAAGCGTCGGAACGATGAGCTGCGTGAGCAGGCTGGTAAGTCGCGCCAGGGGGTGTCGTTGGAGCTGGTCCGGTGGGGCCGGATCATCGCGCAAGCTATCGAGAAGTACCCGGCCAAATTGGTCGCGACCATCGCGGTCCAGAAACCCCAGGAGCCGACCCCTGTGGTGATTTCGATGGAGCCCCCAGCTCCGCCCGCGGAGCCACCTCCGCGCCCCACCGAGGTCGTCAATGAGTTCAACGAAACGATCGACAAGAAGATCGAGCAAGAATCTAGCCCCCAGAAGTCTGTGAAGAAGACGGCAAAGCCGGGGCGCCTCGAAGCGACTGGCGATCATATCTGGGGGAGCCGGATCGACTTGGAGAAACTGAAGGGCGGGATCACGGACTCCGAGCAGTTGGAGACCATGAACTACGATGACGCCGTCAAGCTCGTGACCAAGGGGAACCTCGTGCCCGCCCATTCGCTCGACACCATGAAGGCCTTGGGGATGTCGCCGGGTACCGCCCACATGAGCCTCGCGCTCGTCGCGATGATCCAGGCGAAGCCTGGGGATTCGACCGCGGAGCGGGCCGCCTACGTCGATGAAGTCCATGGGGTCTTGGCCTCGGTGTTGGGGTGCAAAACTCTGGAAGACTTCAACACGCTGTTGAGCGAGATGGTGCAGCGTCGACGTGGTGCCAAGAAATCGAAGGTGACCCAGCGGTTACCGGCCGGCACATCCCGGGACGCCATCAACAAGGTGGTCCAACAGCTCAAGCAGGATAACCCCGGGGTCGAGTACAAGGCCTGGGTCCTGGGCAACGACACCGTCGAGATCGTAGAGCCCACGATGATCCCGTACGACGCACTAGGTACACGGTTCACCTCGTTTATCAAGAGTGGGCGTGATTCCAAGTTGTACCGCGATGCTTATGGGGAAGCCCTGACCGCTGATGGTAAGTGGTCTTACACGCAGCAAGATCCCATCGGAGACGGCTGGGAATACCTGAAGCAGCGTGGGTCCGCCAAGGCAGACGCCGCCAAAGCCAAGCAAGCCAAGCTCAAGGAGAAGGGCAAAACCGATCGTGGGTGGTCGGGCGCCAAGGACATCCGTGGAGAGGTCGAGCGGGTAGGCGCCACCGTCGCGGTGAAGGACGCGGACCCCGAGCGGGTCAAGTCGACGTTCGGGCTCAAGGAGGTCGACTACGGGCAGCCCGGTTACATGACCCAGGGGGACCGCGAGTACCACACCAAGGCGTTAGAGGGGGCGCTCCACGACTTCGCCGAGATCCTGGGGGTGCCGCCAACCGCGCTGTCGCTGAAGGGGCGTCTAGGGATCGCGCTGGGGGCGCGGGGTAGGGGTCGGTTTGCCGCCCACTACGAGCCAGGCCGTTACGTCATCAACATCACGAAGTTCGCGGGGGGTGGCTCGCTCGCCCACGAGTGGGGCCACGCGCTCGACAACATCATCGCCCACGTTTACCGCGGCACCGAGGAGCGTGGCCGCTACATGAGTGACGCGCCGGAGGCTAGTGCCTGGCCCGAAGAGCTACGGGCCGCCTACAAGAAGGTCCACGAGGCTATCCACCGTCACCCAGATCCCCTGAAGGCCCGGAACGACCACAACGCGATGGTCGATAAGCTGCGCAAACAGCGCAACGAACTGGTCCAGAAAAACAACGCGCTGGTCGCGGACCACGCGCAACTGAAAAAGAAAGTGAAGCCCGAGCACGTCGCCGGCCAGATCGAGGTTCGGGAGGAGAATATCAAACGGTGGGTCGAGGAGCTGGACCGCCACGAGAAGGCTAAGACCAGGGCTGAAGGAAAGCTCCCTGATTCAGAATTGGCGAACCGTGATTTCTGGATCCAGAAGCAGGCCAAGGAGATCAAACAGTTTCAAGCAGGCGAGCGGACCCGCACGGAAGCCGATGAAAAGCGGCTGACCGAGATTTACGATGGGATCGAAGCGTTGCGTCCAGACATCAACCGGGTCAATGACCGGCTACGGGCTATCCAGAGTATCGACCCCACTGTTTCGGACTACCGGCGGTCCGCCGCGGAGCTGGGGGAGTATTGGTCGCGGCCTACCGAGATGTGGGCCCGTGCGTTCGAGAGCTACGTCGAGGAAAAGCTCAAGCGCAATAAGCGGTCGTCGACCTACTTGGTCGATGGGACCGGCAAAAAGTATCCGACGACCGATCCGCTCCCCTCAGGGGGTACGATCCAGCCGTACCCCCACGACCAGGAGCGCGACAATATCTTCCAGACAATCGACGACTTCATCGGGGTCTTGGCCAAGATCGATCAGTTCCAGAAAGCGTTGCGTGGGTCTTTGCCCTTCACACGGTTCACGATTCCTGTTGGGATGTAGCGAGATGCGGTGTCCTCAATGTCGCAACAAGGTCCTCCAGAAATCTGAGTCTGGCGTGAAGCTCCGGACCAAAGGAGTGATCCAGTTCGGCGCCGACGGGAAATGCACCGCCCAGTGTTTCTGGTGCAGCACGCCCGTCGAAGTCCCGGTCCAGCTCACGAAAGCGGTCGAGCCGGAGCCCGAACGGTTCGTACTCCGCAAAGTCACTTGACAGGAAAGATCTATTTCTGGATATTGGGTCCAGAAAATCGTTAGGCCCGTTGTGGGACGAAAGTCCGGTTGGGGCGGTTGGTTTCCGGCGAAGCGCGAGCTTCCGGAAGCGACCGCCCTTTTTTGTTTTTGGAGTCTGGACGATGTTGCCATTTTCGTTTGAGGTCCCGGTCAGCTTCTTTGAGAAGGCTGACGCTGAGGCCGGCCGCCACAAGCGGATCGGCGGGATCATCACGACCGAGAGCAAGGATCGCCAAGGCGAGATCATTCTCCAGAAGGGCCTCGACTTCACCGACTTCCTGACCTACGGGTGGTACAACGACAATCACTCGAAGAAGACGACCGACATCCTCGGGTATCCAGAAAAAGTACAGTTCTTCCAGAAGGGCCAGCGACTCCCCGATGGGTCGACTTCGCCGGCCGCTGGTCATTGGGCCGAGGGCTACTTGCTCGATACTGAAGCGGCCAGCAAAGTCTGGGAGCTGGGTTGCTCGCTCCAAAAGTCTGGACGCCGACTAGGTTATAGCGTTGAGGGTTCGATCGATAAGCGGATCGGCCCCAACCGCAAGACTATCGCGAAGGCCCGGGTCAAGAACGTGGCCATTACAAATTCGCCTGTAAATAGTGACAGCCGGCTCGAAACCCTGGCCAAGAGCCTGATGGCGGTCGAGCAATCGGAGTCACCCGACGATGAACTGGTCAAGACGCTTGGCATGGGGACCGCGACCCCCGGGGTCGCGCCCGTAGGCCCACAGACCGGCATGGGGGCGGGCCGGGTGCTGGCCGGGCAATCTCTGGAGACGGATGAGCGGCTGAAGGGCCAGCTCGACATATTCGACGACACCGATGGCAACGATGAGGACCAGAAGCGGAAGCGGAAGGTCCAGAAGTCGCTATCGGTGGAGGAGGCGGTGGCCTGGGTTCATTCTAGGTTGCCGTACGTATCTCTTGAAACCGCGGGTCGTGTCGTCGACATGACCCTCGCCCTAAAGCGGGGCGGTAACCTGTAAGAGGAGAGCCAAGATGGCGACCAAGAAGAAGCAAGCCCCGGCTGGTGACGAGACCCTGGACAAGGGTGGCTATCAGAGGGGTGACAAGATGAAGCCCATTTTTGCCGGCAAGGGGGCCCAGAAGGCGTTCCCGAACGGCCAAGAGGGTGGCGGCCAGGACGATGATGACGACGAGGAAGAGGACGACGAGGCCATGAAGGCCAAGAAGTCGATGGACCTCTCGGAGGACGACCTCCAGAAGTCGCTCGACAAGCTCAGCGCGATCGTTGAGGACGGCGAGCCCGTGACCCGCAAGGAGTCGTTGCTCAAGAAGTCGTTGGGCGGCGAGGACCTATCGAAGGCCGAGACCGCCGAGCTGTTCAAGCTGATGGGCGGCGAAGAAGAGCCGAAGGAGCCGGAGTTGTCGAAGGCGGTGGAGCAAATCTACACCGACAACGAAACCCTCCAGAAGGCCACCGACGTGAGCGATTACTTGGATGAGAGCCAGAAGGCCCTCATCAAGAGCCTCACGGTCCTGTCGGACCGGATCGAGTCTGGGGATACCCGCCAGCACGAGTTCAACCTGGTGCTGGCCAAGGCGGTCAGCGGCGTCGGCAAGCTCGTCAAGGGCATGTCGGAGCGGCTGGGCGTCATCGAGGGTCAGCCGGCCCGGGCTCCGAAGTCCCGTGGGGTCCAACCCGGCCAGGTCTTGCACAAGGCGTTTGGTGGGGAAGCGTCGCCTGGCGACCAGCTCAACCAGACCCAAGTGCTCGATGGTTTGGAGACCCTGATGCAGAAGTCCATGGGCGAGGGTCGTGGTGGGTTCACCGAGAGCGGGGAAAACATCATGTTGGCGACCGCGAAGTTTGAGCAGACCCGCCAAATCACCCCGACGTTGCTCTCTGAGATTCGCCGTCTGCCTGGCAGCGGCGCCCAACACTGACCGGTAGTCGGTCACTAGAAGAAACCAGATTTACAAAAATTCTGGACACCAAGGAGAATTAGACAATGAATACCCAGATGGTTTCGTGGCGCGACTACGAGGGCGTTGACGGCTTCGGAGTTCAAACCCAAGAAGAAGTGGATGCACTGAACAAGGCGTTGACCGCAGGCTCCGCACAGAACCCGCCGGGTTCTGCGGTGGCTGGCGACGGTTTCGCTTTGCGGGTCGAGTCACTGGAGCGTACGCTCCGGAACACGACCTACAAGATGGAGCACATCCGGCTCTGGAAGAGCATCCCGAAGATTCCGGCGTACAACACGGTCGAGGAGCACAACGTACTCCGCGACTACGGCGTCAACCCTGACGCTGGGTTCATCGCGGAGGGCGATCTGCCCGAAGCGGATGATTCGACCTACGAACGCAAGTTCGCGGTCGTCAAGTACATGGGGACCACCCGGCGGGTCACCCACGTGATGTCGCTGGTGAAGCCAGCGCATGGCAACGTGGTGGCCCAGGAGACCGTGAACGGCACCATGCACTTGCTCCGGATGGTGGAGCGGTCGTTGTTCAACGGCGACTCCACTCTCAGCCCGTTGCAGTTCGACGGGTATGAGCGGTTGTTGCGGGCCAACTCGCCGGCCGCCAACATCATCGATCTCCGCGGACGACCGTTATCCGAGGATGTCTTGATGGATGCGGCGCTCACGGTCCAGGATGCCCCGAACTACGGGACCCCCACCCACATCTATCTCAACCCCAAGGTGAAGTCGGATCTGATCAAGACCTTCTTCCCGAAGGGTCGGTACGAGACTCTGGGGAAGGGCAACGGAGACCTCGTGGGCCTCGACATCAAGGGCTTTACGTCGCCGGCTGGCGACGTGATGTTCGAGCCCGACACCTTCATCACGGATGGTGGCGGTACGCTGGCGGCTGCGATCGGCGACGCTGCGAAGCGGCCGTCGACCCCGGTCTTGACCACTGTGGCGACTACCCCGGTGGATGCGGCGTCGCAGTTCACCGCGGATGATGCTGGTGATTACGCGGTCAAGGTCGTGGCGGCCAACCGGTTCGGTAAGTCGGCACCGGTCACGGTGTCGGCGGCCCTCACGGTGGCGGCCGGAGACAAGATCATGTTCGGGGTAACCCCGGGCGCGATCTTGCCCGAGTGGTGGGAGGTCTATCGGTCCCGGAAGAACGGGGCCGCCGGTACCGAACGCCTGACCATCAGGGTTGCGAACGCGGCGGGCGCCGGGGAGTCGACCCTCAGCGACTTCAACGCCAAGATCCCGGGGACCACCTCGGCGTTCTTGTTCCAACAAAACATGGAGAACATGGCGATCAAGCAGTTGGCCCCGATGGTCAAGGTGCCGCTCGCCACCGTTGACACCAGCGCACGCTGGATGCAGCTCATATATTTGGTCCCCGTGTTATACACGCCAGGAAAGAACGTTTTGTTTACGAACGTTGGGCGTGCGACCGGATTCGTTGGGCAACCATAACAGTAATTGATCAGCATCCACTGGGTGCTGATTACGTACTGCTGACAGTCATGGGAATAGGAGGCATAGTGACGGCTCACCACAACAGTGCGGCGTCACTATGCCCCGTCCCAGACCCCGCTGGTTCCATTGTGTCTGGACTTTACGTCGGGTGGTCCGGTACAACGCCGTAAGACCCCTGACCTGGAGAGCGAGCAATGGACCTGATCAACGTACTGGTGCACAAGCGAAACACGACCGTCACGGTCAATGGCCACACCTATCCGATCGATGGTGATGGCGTTGTTCGTGGGGTCCAGCAACCAGACGCCACCAAGTTGCTCCAGAACACAGAAGCTTGGCGCCAGTTCAACGGGAAAGCCCCCAAGGGGCCCGCCGCAGCACCCCAAGGCAAGATCGCGTTGCTGGGCCAGGATGGTTTACCGATCGCGGTCCCGCCGCCCCCTCCTCCACCGCCAGCCGTTAGCCCCGACCAGTACGTGGTCCCCGAGGACGGGGACTGGCCAGACCCGACCGAGGAGATGCCGATGGAGTATCTTCGGGAGATGGCCGCGGCCTACCAGGTCAAGTACAACGGCCTGACCGCCAAGAAGACCCTGATCAAGAAGATTATGATCGAGATGTACCCGCAGAGGTAAGAAACCGTTTGACGAAACCACACCTGTTCCTTTAGGAGTTGAGTTATGAAATCATCCCATATCCCCGAGCTAGCTGGCGCGATCGAAACCATTACGGGCGAGATCGTGGTGGACACTGGTCTGCGAGATATCCAGACTTTCGTCGCGACCTTCAAGTCGACCAATTTTGTGCCCGACCAGGAGTCGTTGCTGTCGTGGTACCCGCTGCCCAACGGGCAGCCCGGCCAGATGGTGATCCGGGTCGAAAAAGGCGGGGTCAACCACGGGCTCATCGGGACCAACCCGGTCAACGTGAGTTGGATGGCACTCGGCCGCTAAGCAAACCCCCTCGTTCAACACTTTTCAACCTAAGGAGATCCCCATGCCAGTCATTACACCAGACCCCGCCGGAGAAACCGCGGCCCTTAAATCCGCCGCCGCGACCACGACGGTCGCGAATGTCGCGGCCCTCTCGGCCGTCAACGTCACGTCGTTGCCCACGGGTCATGAAGCCCACGTCCAGTCGCTCGACGCCGACTTCCAACTGAATCTTGCCAGCGCCTTGACGATCGATGGGATCACGGTCCTGGGGACCTCGGGGGCTGGTCGCTGGCTCCGGATGTCCAACCCGAGTCCGCGGTGGACCGCGCAGTCCGCCTGGTTCGTTCACCCGACCCTTGGGCTCGACGAGAACGATGGCTCAAGCAGTGCGACTCCAGGTACTCCTGGCGTAGGTGCGCTCAAGACACTAGCTGAGTGGTGCCGTCGAGTCACTCGCATGAAGTTCGGGACAGTTCCTCAGTACGACATCACTTGTCTGGGACCAATTCCATCAACGGATTGCTGGCGACCGACCGGAGAGATCGAACCGCAGCCGGGTGGAGGCAACAACGTTTTTCCCGTGATTCTCCGTGGGCAGCAGACTTCGGTGTTTAGCGGAACTACTGGCGCAGGTTCGGCGATCACAGTCCCGGCGACCAATACGCAGGCCATCTTCGATGGAGGCGCTGGGTTTGTGCCGGCGACCCATATCGGCAAGATGGTGGTGGCGGCTGGCGGGCTCACCGCTTGGATCACAAAGGATCTTGGCGGCACCCTCGCACAGGTCAGTGAGTGGGTAACGGTCGGATCGACCACCACAGGCTCTAGTCCCGCCGTCACTCTCGCGGCGGCACCCGGTGCAGGTGTCGCTTACGACATTATGGACTTGACCTCATTCGACGCGGAGTTCATGTCCGTAGGCTCACCTCAAGCGCGCTACCGCTTTGTCGATCTGGATCTCGTCCCCTCGGCGAATGCAACACCGTGGTCGATCAAGTGCCTGGGGTTCACGTTCACCCGATGCAGAATCCAGCGCAAGATTGGGTTCGTCGGGGCCAATGGCCAAGTGAACGCTTGCGGGATCGACTTCGCGGCGATCACCACTTGGTCGGGGTACCCGGGCAACAACACAATCATGCTGAACTGTGGGCTGCGCAATGTAGAGGTCCACGGCGTTGTTGGAAGCTTGTTGACCCTGCACGACTGTCACATCCAAGGCGGCTACGTTCACGTCGTCAACACCAACACGGTGCCGGACTTCGGCGGAGCCTTCCCAGCAGGCGGACAGATTCCTCCGAGCGTGTTCAACGTTCGAGGTACTCGTGGGTTGGGTGTCTTCAATTCTCCCGCTGGCAAGTCGGGTGTCACGATCAAGCGTGGCGCCAAGATGTATGTGTTGGCCGGAGGCCTGTACGGCGCAGGCAATACCCTTTGGGGACTCGAAGCTCAGGAGGGCGGGGAGATTTTCATCTTAGCTTCGATCACTCCGACCATCACGGGAGCCTCAGGCGATCTCCAGCTAGAAGCCGCAGCCTCAGCGATGCCGGCTCTGGAGCCGGCTGCCGGTTTGGTGCTCCCGGCTCTCTCGGCGCTCGCGACATGGGCTAACTGGACGGGTGCTCCGTTCAGCCGCAATGTCATGAGCTACAAGTCGGGCGCCAAGATTGTCAGCGTCTCAGCGTAACCAGCATGAACGCGGTACAACTACGTGGAGGAGCCCCGTTCGTCGCCCGCGACGTGGTCGACGCGACGGGGCGTCTTTATGGACTTCCGTTCCAGACTTTTTGGCTAAAGGTCCGGAACAAGGGGGCTAATCCGGCGCGTCTGTACTTTACGCTCGCTGACTTTACGGCCGATACCCTGTATGTCGAGATCCCGGTCGCGGCTGCCGCGACCCCGTACGGGGAGTGGGAAGGCCCAGTCGAGTTGATCCAGCACCAGACCCAGACAACCCCCTCGTCGCCGGTCGAGGTGCAGTTGGGGGTTTGGTTGCGGTCGGCCGCCGGCACTACCATCGAGCTGGTCGCGTTCCAACGACGAGGTTGACCAATGACCCGTCGGATGACGATCGGGATCCTGGCGGTAGCGTTGGCCGGGTTGATCGGGTGGGACCTGTACGTCGCGACCAACATGGTGAAAGGCGACACCATCAGCGAGGTCGTGCTTGGTTGGTCGCGTAAAGTCTGGACGCTGCCATTGATCGTTGGGATCGCCTGCGGGCATCTGTTTTGGCCGCTCCCGCGTCCGCGCCCCATCTGGGTGGCGATCGGGGTGTTGGCAGGTTGTGGGATCGTGGCGATCGTGCTCGACATCGTGGGGCATCCCCCCGTGATGCCTGCGATACCGTTTGCCATCGGGGGTACGATCGGGCACTTTATTTGGGGGCAGCGCGCCTAAACAAAAAGAGGTGTCCCGTTGCTACACCTACTATCAAGCCATTACGTTGTCGCGTCCCCCATGGCCCTCGGGGACGCGGGCGATTGGGCGACGGCCGTTGCCCTCACCCTGAGCGTCGTGGGGCTATTGGCGGCGGTCTGGAAGCTCGCCCGCGCTGCCACCCGACTAGAGGTCGCGGTCCAGGCCCTTACCAAACAACAGGCCCTCTCTGACGATCGCGCCGAGAAACAATGGGAGGCGCTCCAAGCGTTCCAACGCGAAACCAACGCAGCGATCAACGAACTCCGGATGGCGGTCTCGAAGTTGACCTGGGAGGTCGCCCACACCAAGGGTGAAATCACTAATCCCGGGACCCGCCCCCTCAAGGGGACTTGATAGTGGACACCAAGGCCGTGACTCACGATACTCAAGCGATGGACGCCTCTGCGGCAAGACCGTTCCCGGTGAGCTTATGGATTTCGATCGGCGCGATCGTAATATCGTTGGCTGGCGCCACCATGGTGGTGCTCGGTCAGTTCTTTGCGCCGAAGTCGATCGAGACCAAGTTGGCGGTTATCGAAGAAAAGCAACGGACCCTCGATTGGCGGGTTGAGGTCGTACGGGTCGGCCAAGAGAACGGCACCGCCCAGATCCAAACCCTCAATGTCAATGTGGCGCGGCTCCTTGAGCGCCTCCAGGTCGAAGCTGCGCCCCCCGCCGCCATGATGGCGGCGCCTCCCGGGCCACCAGGGGAGTAACAAGATGGCTGAGATCAAAGTTAGGATTGCGGTCAGTGACCCGGCCGGTGTGATCGCGGTGTACGACCAGATCCAGGTTCATCGTAGCACCACGGGAAAGTCTGGACCCTACAACGAGATCACAACCCCAATCCCACCGGCGTCCGCGGACGCCAGACTCACGCTGGTGGCGGGCAAGACGACCTATTGCTTCACCGACCAGTGTGGTGACTTCAGCTACTTCTACAAGACCCGCTTTTTCAACTCCGTGACCTTGGTGGTCAGCCAGTTTAGCGAGCCGATTCAAGGCGACGCTGATTCCGCACTCGATGTGATCTCGGTCGAGGACCTCCAGACCAACTTCTTGTTCGGGGTAGACCTCACCGATGACGCGGGCCAACCGTACCCCGACAGCCTGTTCGAGTTCTACATCAAGTCGTCGGTCAGCTACCTAGAACAGGCCCTCGACCTCCCGATCCGTCCGACCCGCTACGTCGAAGAGCACGACTATGTCGCGGAGGACTTCCGTCAGTCGATGGCGTTTTTTCTGGACCACTACCCCGTGGTCTCGGTCGACGAGGTCAAGCTGATGTTACCGGGGGGTGGCGGGGAAGTGCTCGACCCGGCCTGGTTCAAGCTACAGAAGGAGTTTGGCCACCTCAACTTGATCCCGGGGCTTGGCGGCGCGAATGTCCCGTCGCTCGGGGTCTCGGGCGCGTACCACCCGTTCTACAGGAACTCCAGGTTTCTCCCCAATGTGTTCGCGATCAAGTACACCGCGGGGTTCCTGGGCGGGTGTGAGGGCGGCCGCGGGGTCCCCGACAATATCAAAGAGCTGGCCGGTAAAATCGCGAGCTACGGGCCCCTCAACATCGCGGGCGACTTGGTGGCGGGCGCGGGGGTCGCGTCGACAAGTTTGTCGATCGATGGGCTGTCCCAGGGGATCACCACGACCAATAGCTCTACCAACGCAGGGTACGGTGCGAGGTTGCTCCAATACCGTAAAGAGGTGAAAGAGCAAATCCCGGTCATCCGTAACTATTACAAGGGGGCGCGGCTTCACGTCGCGTAATTCTGGATGCCGGTCAAGATGGGGCCCCAGCCAGTCACAGGATTGCCCCCCGCTCAGCTTGAAAAGGCCTTGCGGGTCGACTTCGACCCAAACCTGTTCAACGAAGCGATCGAGATCAAGGGGTACCGGATGGTGTGGCAGCGCGCCATGCTGTGTCCGTGCAACGGCAACAACGACCAGACCCAACAGGTCGACCCAAATTGCTCGCTCTGTCGGGGCGGGGGTTGGCTCTATTTCCGCCCCACCGGCTACGTGGTCCCGACCGACGCGATCGGAGAGCTGGACGATATTCAACAGTTGCTCGTTGACCAGCCTGATGCCGCGGTAATCCGTGGGGTCCTGACCAATCTGGCCAACACGTTCGACCCCGACGACAAACTAGGGCACTGGAAGTTCGGGGACTCTCAGGTGACGGTCCGGAGCGAGAACAAGCTCAGTTACTACGATCGCCTCACCCACCTCGACAGCACCATTACTTATTCGGAGCGGTTGGAGATCGGGGCTGTCGACCCAAACCTCAAGACCAGGTACCCGATCGTCGAGGTCAATCACTTTCGGTCACTCACCACCGTCTACGACGACACGTATTACGATGTCGTTGATGGCGCTATTGTCTGGAAAGTGGGTAAGGCCCCGGCCTCCGGCACGACGGTCGCGATCCACTACCACTGTCATCCAGCTTGGTTGGTCATGGATCACCCCCACGCGATTCGCAATACCTTCCTGGCCAAGAAGCTTAAGCAGCCCGCTACACCGGTCGGCACTTTCCAGGATTTACCGGTACAATGCAGAGTCAGGTACGAGTTCTTAGCGTAGGAGACCACGGTGTTCGAGGTCCACGACCTCCAGGTTGCAGTCCCCCCGGAGCTGGCGTTACTCCCCCAGGCTGTCGTGACCGCGATCGTCACGACAATCGCGGAGGCCGCTCGTTCTGAATGGATCCGGTTGGCCGGGGAATCGCTCCACACGACCCGTGGCGATTACATCAACGGGATTCAACCGGTCGAGGTTTTGAACGAGGTCGCGACCGTCACGTTGGTCGGGGTGCTGCCCAACCTCCTGGAGCAGGGCATGGAGGCGACCGACCTCCACGACACCCTCCTGGGCCCCAATGTCCCGGTGGTCCCACAGGGGGCCCGCGGCAAACACGAGAAAACCGACGGCTCAGGGCATTACAGATCTATTCCGTTTCGTCACCGTACCGGCAACCGTGGGGCAGGGTTTGGCAACCCCTACCAAGGCCACGCGGCCGTCGCGGACGCCGCGAAGCTCGGGCGCTCGATTTACCGGCAGGCCAAGCAGCTCAGCGGCACCACCTCGAACCCGTACAGCGGGACCAAGGGGGGCGGGCGGTTGCCTGCGGGCCTGGCCCCGAAGCTCCGGCCCCACCACGCCGTCGATATCTTCGCCGGGATGACCAGGCAGCAGAAAACCTACGAGCAGGCGACTCAGTCCCAGTACACGACGTTCCGGACGATCGCGACCGGTTCACCAGGGTGGATGCGACCCGCAACCCCTGGGGCCCACCTGGCCCAAAAGGTCTCGGAGTACGTGGGACAAATTGCACCCCAGGCGTTCTCAGCGTACATTGCGGCGTTGAAATGATCCAACGGACCTTATTCAACATCCTGAAGATCGGGATCGATGAGATCACTCGGGATATTTCAATCCTGGAGGATCTGTTCATCGAACAACACAACCTGGAGTCCGCTGAGGTCGCTAGCATCGTGACCTTGTGGAAGGCCAAGCCCCCCAACGTCATCCACGGGTACGCCGACGCTGACTCGAAGTTCCCGTTGTACGCGATCACGCTGTTGGGGGAGCGTGAGACCGATAAGTTCATCGGGGACTCCGCGGGCGACGTTATGGACGAAAACGATCCAGACTTTCCAGGCGAGCAAAACAGTTCGATCTGGCGCCACGAGTACGCGATCTGGGTTTACAGCGACCACCCCGATGTAACCTCGTACTACTACGAGGTCGCCAAGCACGTCATCCTGACCGCCGGGCCAATCTTCATCCAGAATTTCATCATGGACATCGACGTGGCTGGAATGGACATGACCCCAGATCCCCGGTACCTTCCGAGCCACCTGTTTGTCCGGCAACTCAAATTCTCGTGCAAGCGGGAGCTATTGCGGGTTGATCCGGAGTCCAAATTAGGCAAGGCGTTTAAGGTGAGCGGAATACACGTTGACAGTTCTGGAAGTCCCAGCGATGTTGGGGGCGTCAAGACCAACGTGACGATCGACACGGGAGACGACGATGAGTAAGAAGCCGGGGCTGTTTTCGTCGAATGTGACCGACAGGGACGACACCAAGGAGATTCCGGTTCCGCCTGAGCTATCGGCCCCGGTCCCGGCCCCCGTGGTAACGCCGGCCCCCGCAGCCGCAGCCCCCGCCCCCATGGTGGCGCTCGACGTGTACTGTCGGCTGGGTGGGCGTAAGCCGGACCAAGTAAAGGCGTTCGTCAAGTGGGCGCAGCGCCAGGGGTTGACTGCCCTCACGTTGGCCGAATGGGGTCAGCAGTGGGAGAAGTTCCAGGCGCGTCCGGTGTAACGGTAAAGATCGAAACAAGACTTCGGGAGTTCCACTATGGCCTCAAGCATCTTTTTTTCGGGTAGGGTGATTTCGGTCCCTGGTAGCTACAGCGAGGTGGACGCCTCCGGGTTGTCTGCGGCTGGCCTGGGGGCGACCGGGGTTGTCGCGGTCTTGGGGACCGCGGAAGGTGGTCGCCCTTCCGGCACCATGACACAGCCGTCCGAGTTCCTCCGGTTCGACCGGGTCGAAAAGGTCCGGAAAGCGTTTCGCTCTGGCGACCTCCGGGAAGCCGGCGACATGGCGTTCGCGCCGTCCCGCGACCCCGCGATTCTAGCGGGCGCCCAAGAGATCGTCG